GATTTTGTCGATTGTTCGCAACTACGATGAAGACGAAGAAGAACTTCCGACCGCTCGCCAAAACTTTGTGAAGTACACCTTTGTCCCCGGCATGGGTTTCTATGACATCGGTCTGCTTCACATCCTCGGCAACACGACGAACGCGATCACCGCTGCTTGGCGCGAACTTCTTGATGCGGGCATGTACAATAACTTCCCCGGCTTCCTTATGGCTGACACCGGGGCGCGTCAGAACACCAACATTTTCCGCATTCCTCCGGGCGGCGGCGCGTTGGTAAAGACCGGCGGTATGCCGCTGCGTGACGCGATTATGGAAATCCCATACAAACCGCCGTCTGGCGCGCTGATGACGCTGGTTGAGAACATTGCTCAGACCGGCATGCGAATTGGCGGCACTGCGGAGCAGCAGGTCGGCGAAGGTAAGACCGAAATGCCGGTCGGCACCACGCTGGCGATGCTGGAACAGGCCGCCAAGGTGCTGAACGCAGTGCATAAGCGCCTGCATGCAGCCCAGTCAGAAGAGTTTCAGCTTCTGATCCGCACGTTCAAGGAACATCCCGACAGCTTCTGGCAGGGGAACAAGAAGCGCGCCAGCGAATGGGACGAGAAGACGTTCCTGACGGCGATTGATAACTTTGACTTTGTGCCGCACGCCGATCCCAACACCGCTTCTCAGGCCCAGCGCCTTGTGAAGATCAGCGCATTGAAGCAGCTTCAGCAGTCTAATCCGGGTCTGTATGACCCTATCGCTGTTGAAACGGCTGCTCTTCAAGCGCTTGGGTGGAATAACCCTGAGCAGTTCTTCCTGCCGCCGGATCAGCGCAACAAGCCCACGCCAGAAGCTCAGAAGGCTATGGCTGACGCGCAGAATGACGCGAAGAACTCTGAAGCCCGCATGCTTGACGCCAAGACCCGCGCAGAAGACAGCGCGACGAAGCGTCAGCTTGATATGGCTAAGGCCAATCTTGAGCAGGCTAAAGCCAACGCAGACATTCAAAACGAGACAAACGCTGTTCAAAACGCGCGTATGAAGCATCTGTCGGATGAACGCATCCAGCTTCTTGATGTCGCGCAAGATGTCTTAAAGAACCCGGAAGCCCTTGCCGTCGCCGCGCCTCTTATTGAGCCGGCCCTTCAGGAGATTATAGGCACCGGACTTAAACCGCCCGGATTTGGAGGCGCATGATGGCTGACGCACGCACACTGACGCCTCGCACGTTTTCTCGGAACATGTACATTCCTGAAGAGAACCAAACGTTTATTGCGGGCCAGCAAGGAGGAGAAAACTCCTACGAGCGGTTCAAGCGCGAAACCGTTGAAAATACATATAATGATGTTCTTCGGCGGACTGGCTCGCCCGAGAAGGCGCAGGACGCAGCGCAGAGTGTAGCGCGCAAAATGTTTCGCACCGAAATGGTCGTCACGGCTCTTGCGCCTGAAGCCGCGATTGCCGGTGCTGGCCGCGCGGTCAATCTTGCCCGTTCAATCCTTGGCGGCGAGAAGGCTGGGGCCGCTACGCAGTCTCCGCTTCTTTTGACGGGACCGCGCCGCAATGCGATGACCCCGGACGAAATGCTGGCTCCGGCTCCTGCGGCTCCGTCCGGGCCGCCCCGGCTGACCAGCGGTGAGTTCCTGCCGCGAATCGATATTCCGCGTGTCCCAAGCTCTGGTATTACTGCCCGCGACGTAGTCTCTAGCCCCTTTGATGACATTGGCCGCATGGCCGGCGAAGGCGGCATGAGCGACGATGCGATTGCTGCGGCGCAGCGCATGGCTCGCGACCGGGTTGCCCGAGAAGAGGCCTTCCGGGCGCGCCAGCTTGCTGAGATGGAAGGTGAGGGCGGCACGGCAGTTAACGAGGCGCTTCGTCAGCGCGCGCTGCGGGCTGCGGAAGACGCGGGTTTGACGGCTCGTCAGATGTCTACGGCTGAAGGCGAAGGCATGCTAACGGCTGACGCGGTGCAGGCCGCCAAAGCTATGGCTCAGAACCGTCTGGCGGCTGAAGAAGCTCGCCGGGCTGCTGAAGTTGCCCGGTTCATGGACGAAGGCGGCGGCATGGCTATTAGCGGCACGCCTGCGCCGCGAACTTCTGTTCCGGCTGCGCGCCCGGAACCGGGAACGGGGTTTACACTAGGCGAAGGATCGACAGCTTATCGTCCAAACTTCACCATGCCGGGCGCAGGCCGCACGCAGGCTGGTTCGTTCGGCGTGCCGGCTCTTAGAGGGGGCAGTGATGTTGTCGGCAATCTTCCCGCGTTTGCTACTCAAAGCGGGTACGACGTTGGTTCTATCCTTCGTATGCTTGGTGGCGCTGGGATGGGCGCTGGCGCTTCTTCCGTTGCTCTTAATGCTGCACGCGATATGCGAGGAGAAGGAGCGGCTTCTGCATCTCCTGCAAACCTTCAATTCTCGGATGACGTTCGCAGCGAAACTCCGGGCGTAGCCATGACTGGAGGCACGTCTGACGATGGGCGCGCGTCTTACAACCCGGTTTATGCAGCTCTCCAGCGTGCTGCTTCATCTTCTCCCGCTGCCGCTCGAACTGCCGCAACCCCCGCACGGGCTGCGGAGCCTGCATCTGTCGAGCTTTGGCGGCAATACAACAAATCCATGATGGAAGAGGGCGGTGGTCGCGCCGATCTGTTTGAGCGGGCGCGCCGGGCTGAAATGGAAGAGCGGAAGGGTGCAGAGGGTCGCGCGCGCGGTGGCGCAGCCGGCGGCGGCAAGGATGCTGCGCTGCACAAAGCGCTTGAAATCATTCACCACATGCTCGTCAAAGGATGAAACTTGGCGTAGCATGAGAGTAAGGCTTGTAGCCGCCCAAGCCCCCCTTTTGGCGGCACCGGGGACGCCCGGAACCTAGCTAGGAGCAAGCATGTCTGAGATGGCTAAAAAGGCCCGCGAGGCCATGAAGAACAAGGCCAAGCGCCTTGGTACGACTGACCCTCATCAGAAGGTGGACGCCTCGTCGTGGACGCCGCCGGAGCCGCTCGACACGGAAGTTAAGACGGGTCTGCGTCCTGTATCTCGCCGCGCCTACAAGAAGGGCGGCAAGGTCGAAGGAATGGCTGCGAAGATGCATGCTGGCCGTAAGCCCCGCAAGAGCGGTGGTGAGGCGACTGCCTATGCTAACGCCAAGATCAACCGCAACGTCAAAGACGCTAACGAAGAGCGTGAAGGCAAGAAGCACATTGGCGGCCTTAAGAAGGGCGGTCGCGCTTGCAAGGAAGAGGGCGGCGGTCTTTACGAAGGCGACAAGCGCGTCGTTTCTCCCACCGCAACCCGCGCGGCTCCAGAGAGCAACCTTCCTAAAAATCCTCCCCTTCCCCCGGCTCGCCCTAAAGACCTCGACAAAGATCAGGGCATGACTGCGAAGGAAGCAGAAGATTTTATGAAGAGCCGTAAAGCCGGCGGTCGCGCCAAAAAAATGGACGGCGGACCCATGATGCCCCCCGGCGCAATGCCGCAAGACCCGCGCCTTGGTATCGTGAAGCCTAAAGCGATGAACTTCACTAACAACCCTGTCATTCCCGGCCAGAAGAAGGGCGGCAAGGTTGAGAAGCATCCTGATGAGGCGATGGACAAGGCTCTCATCAAGAAGATGGTGAAGAAGGAAGCCCGCACCGGCAAATCGCATGGCGGCATGAAGCGCATGAACCGTATGCACGGCGGCGCGTCTGTTAGTGACGCAGCTAGGCGCGGTAAATTTAATTCGCCGGCAGAAAGCATGAACGATACCGAAAACAAGTATCGGGAAACTTTGGAGGACATTAGCCACCTCCGTTCGGCAGAAGATGAGTCGTCATATCGTGGCCGCAAAAACGGCGGTAAGGCGCTTGATGGTGAGCTTCAGGGCACCCGTCCTACGGGCGGTCGCCTTGCGCGCAAGAATGGCGGTCGCGCTAAGGGCAAGACCAACATCAACATCATCATCTCTGCGGGTGAGAAGGGTGGCCCCGGCGGCATGAACCCGATGGGCAAGCCGGCGATCCCGCCCGGCCCCGGCCCGATGCCGCAGATGCCCCCGATGCCTCCGGGTGGTCCTGCTGCTCCCCCGCCGGCTATGCCGATGGGTGGTATGCCGGGCGCGCCCATGCCGAATATGCCTCCGATGCCCCGCAAGTCTGGTGGTCGCATCACCCCCAAGGCAAAGTCCTTTGAGGATATGAAGGCTGGCGCTGGTTCTGGCGAGGGTCGCCTCCAGAAGGCGGACATTGCTGAATACAAGCGCGGCAAGCATCGCGCTGGTGGCAAGGTCTATCGCAGCTACAAGGACATGGATGCGGGCGCTGGCTCGGGTCTGGGTCGGCTTGAAAAGTCGGAGATTCAAGCTCGGAAACACTAATTCGCGGCGAGCGGCCACTAGTCGCGAATCGGGACAGGAGTTCAGGCATCCCCCTCTGGCTCCTGTCCCACCTACATCATAAGGGGGTATCGCAGAGTGGGGGCGATATGCTGACACAGGTAGCGTTCTACCAAACGGAGCTTCGTAAGCTCCTTATGGCCGAGATTGAACGCCGCAAGGAAAATATTGTCATGGGCCACCGTGCCTCTGACTTTGATTTTTCTACCTTCAAACACCATGTCGGAATCATCGAAGGTCTTCGGATGGCTCTTGAGCTTTCCGAGGAGGCCGAAACTATTGTTAACCAACGGAAATAGGGGGTTCTATGCCGTATATGCGAATGGAGCATGAAGTCGATCCGAGAGAAAAACTTCTTAAGGAGCTGGGGGACATCTCTGGGATTGAAATCTTCAACAATCAAATTCTTCTGGCTGTTTATCTGCGGCCTGAGAAGACTAAAAGCGGGTTCTATCTGCCCGACCAAAACCGCGATGAAGACAAGTATCAGTCAAAGATTGGTCTTCTCGTAAAGGCTGGTCCTTCCGCGTTCCAAGACGATAGTGGCGCGTGGTTCAAAGACGCCAATGTGCAGTTGCACGACTGGCTTATCTCTCGTCCGACTGATGGTTGGAGCATTACCATTCATGGCGTTTTGTGCCGGATTGTCGAAGACAATCTTACCAAAGGCCGCGTTCCGCACCCTGATGATGCTTGGTAAGGAGATTGAATATGGCCGACGAAAACGAACAACTTGAAATTCAGCTTGAGGACGCTCCCGTTGAAACGCCTGAAGTTGAAGTTGTTAGTGCAGAATCTCAGAATAAAACTGTTGCTAAGGAAGCAGAAGCGCCTGCAACAGAAGAGAATGATGTTGATCAGGCTATTAAAAACCTAGACCAGCGTCTTAAGAAAGAACGTAAGGCTAGAGAAGAAGCCGAAAAATATGCCCGATACATCGCTGAACAGGCGAACAAGGCATACGAAGAAGTTGGCGAAACGCAGTTTCATCTGGTCGTTAACGCCCTCGAAACTGTCAAAAGAGACAACGAAATCCTGAAAGCTCAACTTGCTGAAGCCAATTCTCTTGGCGATTACAGCAAGGCGGCTGAGATTCAGGAGGCCATGTCTCACAACGCCGTTAAAATTAACCAGCTTGAGACTGGCAAGCGGGAGATGGAAGGGCGTCCAAAGACGCCTGCGTTTACGCCGCCCCCCGTTAGCCCTGCAATTGACCCCATTGAGCAGATCATCGAGGCGGTTTCTAAGCCTTCTGCTGACTGGATTCAGCGCAATCGGCAGTACATCAAGAACGATGTAGACATTCAGGACATGTTTGACGCTCATGCGTCGGCTGTTCGTCGCGGTATCGCCCCCGACACGGATGCCTATTTTCGTTACGTAGAGCAGAAAATGGGAATTCCGGCTGATGGCGGGGAAACTCAGGTCCGCGCAGAGGCTCCTGCGCCTGCAAAAAGGGCTGCGCCGCCGGCTGCTCCCGTCTCTAGAGGCGGAACTGGCACTGGATCGCGCCCCAATGTGGTCAGATTGACCTCTGATGAGGCCGAAATGGCTGAAATGATGGGTATGACCCACCAAGAGTACGCAAAACACAAACTTGAGCTTCAAAAAGCTGGCAGATTGCCGAAT